TTCTCTAATCTCATTCCTTATAGGTAGGTAATCCATTTCCTGCATAGTATGGAAAAGTCGAACAAGGTCTACTCTACCACGATTGTTACGAGAGGAAACGGCTACCATAGGCATATAGTTAGTATCTTGTTTGGTCTTTGACTCCCACTGCTGTCGCTCCCTACGGAGAGAATCGGGGTCATCCGTAGAGACCATCAACATCGCTGCTGGCATCTTACGCTCAAAGAAGTATCTGTAAAGGTTTTTGTCCATTCCTAATAGGGTTAATGCCTTTTCAAATAGCGTTAAGATGGGTGACCACCCAAAGGTATCGGTGGGATAGAACTTCGATAGATGTATTACTTCGGTATCTAATAGATAGTAAATAGCATTCTTGTGGCTATACTTATACATCGCTGGTTTCAACGGATAACCACAATCTTTCTCTGAACAAATCAAAGCTTTCTTTTCTTCGTCTGTGGGAGTATCCTTTTCCACCACCTTGAAGCGGTGAGCAGGACAGAACCAGTGGAAGTTTTCTGGAAGTCCTCTTGCATCTAGGTCAAAGTCCGTAATTGCGGGGTCTAGGTGGCGAATTTCCACTAGCTTCTGTTCGAGTTTTTTGTCTTTAACAACGTAACTTTTATTCAACAGGATAAAAGCATCATCAATAGAGTTCAAGTCGAAGTGAGCTAAACGAAGAACTTCTTCTAATGTTTTGTGGAATCGGTTGGCATCCCCTATAAACTCATTAATTTCGTCAAGTTGGCTTTCATCGGGATTGTTAACAGTAGGCTCCCATACAATCCCACGACGAAAAACCTCTGACGTGATGTGTTGCAGAGGTGCCCGTATCTCTTGAACTTGGGTAGCAATTTTATTTAAGTCACCAACCAACTGCGTTCTGTACGCCATTTGGTTACGAATCCATGAGTTAACAATAGATTCAATACCAATTTGAAGGGGTAAAGACCCTGTACTTCCGTCATCAGCCTTACTTAAATGCAATTGACCAATTTGGTTCCCTAGATCAACCAGCGTACTTGCTGCATTTGCTGCCTGAGGTGCGAAATCATTTATTTTCATTCATTACTCCAGTGGTTGTTGAGCATCCATACCTATTATTTTAAGAATGTTATCCATTCCCTTCTGTCTGAGTTGTGCAGACTCAGATAATGGTGCTTTCGGAACTTCAGAGTGATTTTTATCCATCTGTTCTAATTGTTCTAAAAGATTAAGATTCTGCCCACGTAATACCTCAACTTCATCTTCCAGCTTAGAGTATTCTATGTCATCTACACCATTTATATGAATACCGTCCAATACGCCTTCGGCTGTTGCCTCTTTGATTACAGCTTCAAATGCTCCTTCTGAAAGGACGGTCATCGCCACATGATCATCAGGAATATCATCAGTCTCTGCATCCATCGACTGCAAATCATTATGCCACGCATTAAGAATACGCCACGTACCCGAAGAATCTCGTTTCGCTACATACTGAGCACTATTTTGTCTTAACGTTGAACCTACTTCTGCCATTCTACTCTCCTTCTCTCATATTATACTTATGCTATATGGCATTTTGACCACCCGCAACTGTGGCAGGTAATACATCCTCCTTCTTCCACTAAGAACGGGGAATCACAACATACATCTTGTACAGTAACCATTGTATTATCTAGTACGGGAGTTGTCAAGCGATCTATAGACTCATTTCGTTTTGCATCATATGATTTAGATAAATTAGCAGTCCATACCATGTAATCGCCGTTAGATGACCCATCCCAAGTGGAGTATAACATGTCTGGGTCATACTTTGGAATTTGATAATCACTTTTAGTTTCAGCTACTAATACTTCTTTATCCCTGCTTCCTGCCCTATATACGGTAATCCCCTTACACCCACTCTCGTAGGCTAACATATAAGCGGCTCCAACATCTACTTGTGTAGCAGAGCTAGGTAAATTAATCGTCTTAGAAATACCTGCATCACAAAATTTCTGGAATGCTGATTGCATACGTACATGATCTGACCCAGAAATCTCAGGGGAGGTAACATAGACATTCTTTACCCAGTCAGGAACATCCTCTCTTTCCTGCAATGACCCCCCTTCAGAAATATGTTCCATTAAGTCATCAGAATAGAACTCGTACTTTTTTGCATCCTCTTCAAAATATTTATTGGTATAATAGAAAGTTTCCCCTTCCAGAACATTCATTTTCTTCCATGCTAATGCAAAGGTTGGTTCTATACCACTTGAAGTGTTAGCTAACATTGATATAGTTCCAGTAGGTGCTACAGTCAATCTGCAAGCATTCCTAAACTTTATTTCATCCTTAGCAAAATCAGAATCTGCCCACGATGGGAAAGTACCCCGTTCCTCAGCCAGTATTTGAGATGCTATGTCAGACCTTGTTTGAATAAACTTCATTATCTCTGATCCCACGGATCGAGCTTCACTTGAATTATAGGGTATACGCAGTTGGATTAGAAGATCAGCAAATCCCATCACCCCTAGCCCAATTTTACGGGTAGCTTTTGTCATTGTTTCGATATCTTTGGTAGCATATTCATTCGCATCAATCACGTTGTCTAAGAAACGAATAGCAATTTTGATTGTTTGCTCCAGCCCATCCCAATCAACATTATCTTGCCATTGTACCGAAGGTTCAGTGGAGGTAGACAGGGAAGTAGATTTGAAAAATTCAGCTAGGTTGATAGACCCTAGGTTACAGGATTCATTTCCCAATAAGGGTTGCTCCCCGCAAGGGTTTGTGGCAATCATACGCCCATGTTCTTTTTCAACTTTGTTGTCTTTATTTATAGTGTCTAGGAAAACCATCCCCGGCTCACCATTACGCCAAGCTCCGGAAACAATCTTACTAAATACGTCCCTTGCAGAAAGTTCCTTAACTATAGCATTAGTCCGTGGATTAATTAAAGGATAATTAGTACCGGACTTCACCGCTTTCATGAAATCATCTGTAACGCCAACAGATATATTGAAATTATGGATGTCACCTTCAATTTTCTTACAGTCAATAAATTCCATAATATCAGGATGATGAACGTCCATAACTGCCATATTAGCCCCATCACGTTTCCCGCCCTGAGTAATCATCGAAGAAACACGGGAGAGGGTCTTCAACACTTCAATAGGCCCACATGACACACCATGAGTTGTCTTGATGCGATCTCCTTTTGGGCGAAGGTTCGATAATGCAAAACCTGTTCCTCCCCCAAATTTTTGAACCATTGCCGTGTCGTGGGCAGCTTTCATTATACCTTCCATACTATCTTGTATGGGGAGTACAAAACACGCACTTAAAGTCCCTTGTTCAGTACCACCATTCATCAGGGTTGGGGAATTAGGAAGGAATTTATTTTCTGCCATGATATCGTAGAAATCATTTGCCATCAACTTAGCATCTATCTCATGCTTCCCGTAAAAAGGTTCTACCTTCGCCACACCCTTAGCAACCCGCTTAAACATCATCTCTGCGTTTTCTACCACCTCTTCTTTGTCGTTTTTCATATAATATCTTTTCCTTGCGATCACTTCTGCTTGAGGCGATAGTTGTACCATGTAATTCTCCATTCCTTTAAAGTAACAAGGGCTTATCCCCCCTATGTAAACACATGAGGCACAAATTATTTTCTTTTATCCACGCTTTGGGGGTACACGCCCTGTTGTTACAATTAGGATTTGGCGCACCCGGTAGGGGGAATTGTGCATCTTCTATTGAATTATTATACTCCTCATCTTTGGGGCTTTCAAGCTTTTCTAACCACGTTTTTACAGGGTCTTTTCCACTCTTATTTGACTCGATGGAATCCACCCACCCTTGGAGATTTCCGACATCTTGCATTCCATACAAATCTGTTTCGTAAGCCGCCTGTAAAGCCATGCCAATACTAAAGAAAGCGTCACCATGACCAGCTACAGTCGTAGTAGCTTTCAAGTCATTATTGACCTGCATCATCTGCGTATTTTGCTGTGGGTCATCTAGGAGGCTGGTACGCCCTCCTAAAAGTAACTCTTCCATTATTCCCGCCATGTTTGCTTTCATTTTTGGGGTAAAGGAAGTAGGAACCCATGTATTTGTAAGCCCTCTATCTTCAAGCTCCCCGCGGGTATTATCTACATATCCCCTAGTTAGATTAAAATTATCCGCTACTTCATTCAAATACTCAACTTGATCAGTATAGTTCCACCCATTTAAATAAGATGAGTGAATCTGGACTATTTTGCTCCCAATACGACAAAAAATAGCAAGGTGGCTTGGGTGTCTTTTCTTCCCTACATCAAAGCCCCCGAAAATTTCTTCATTCTCACCAAATTTATGACGTGCCAGTGCGGGGAGATTTCGCAATTTAGGATCAACTATTTTAGTGATATCCTCTTTATTAAAATAAGTTTCACTGCTATAAAATGGTTCAAGAAGAAATTCAGATGCGAATGATTTTGGTTTAGCCCTTTGATGAACTCGTAATTCTTTTTCTGTAAATATTTCTGGGGCAAGAACTGCTCGTCCGGGGATGGGATCAAAAACAGGTAACCGCCTATGACGAAAACGCTCATCTTTAGCTAATGTATTTAATATATCATCCGGAAGCAGGGGAGTCCCGACAACAACTATAGGTGCGCCCTTATTAGGAATAAACATACTTTCTGTGAGGAAATGATCTTCTACCTTAGAAACCTGCGTAATATTTAGAGGGTTTTCTGGGTCTTTTAGGATGTCATCTGCAATTAAAGCCCCATCCAAATGCATACCACGTTTGAATGAAAACAACCCCCCTCGCTCTACTTCTATATTAGCACTCCCGTACTGCATCCTAAACGTATAATCTGCTTTCGGGGTTTTATCTGTGAGCATCTTCATGAGAACTGGATTACGTTTTACTTCTTTTTTCAACTCGTTGATGTGATATTTCGCCATTGTATCCGAATACGATAGGTATAAAACTTTCAAATCTTTCTTTTGTGTAAGCATACGCCACATAGTAAACGCATGTCCCAGTATTGTGGATTTAAAGTGTGCTCGTGGTAGAACAGCACAATAATGCAATCCCTGTTCAACAGCATCCTGTATATCTTCTGCTAAGTACCCTACGTGCCACGCATTGAATAGTTCCGGTTTATCAAAGGATAATGACCAAACATCCCGTACAAATTCCCAGAATGAACCAATTTTGTAGTCCTGATCCACACCCTGTAACTTGTCGGCAATCTGCAAGAGCGCATCTTGATAGGATAAACCTTTGGAGGGGGTTCTAGTCTTCAGTGACAACGAGTTCTCTCAATCTTTCTCCCACGGCTACCAATGCGTCTGCATCTGTCACTTCTTCCATTATAATCTGAATGACTTGTTGGACAAATTCCATCTTCATCATATCTTGAAGAATCTCTATCTCCCCTTCGGCTCCGATTTTAGCCGCCCTGACTGCATCTAGGGCTGTATCAAATACGGCAGCATCTAAATCTTGGTTAGCTTTATTTCTAATTTTTTCATATAGAGTTAAATGTTCTTTAGTAACTCGTTCTAACCTCGATGCTTCAGCCTCAGTTAATTTCTCTAGGGCTTGGCTTTTTGCTGCTTTCTTAGCATTGTCCCACCCATACTTCGTAACCCACGAATATACCGTTGGGGTACGAACACTGGTCATAAATTCCGCAGAGACCGCATCAGCAATAGCTTTCGCAGACATGTCATCACGTATATAAAGCTCTAATGCTTTATCTCTAACTTCGATAGGAATAGTTTTAGGCATACAAAACCTCGTTTATATTAGTTATACCAGTCTCCATGCTTATCCCAATCATGCTCCGCAGTTCTGGACTCCGTGCTGCCCCCATAAGGACTCCCATCTGATTGTAATAGCTTAGACCAGTCATGTCGTTCTCCACGAGTGCTAGAGGAAGATACATGGCAGGAAGGAACTTTTTGCTTATACCCCCCCGGAGTTGTAATCGTTGCAAAGTCGATAGCAATTTCGGAGGTACGGGTACACAAACCAGTCCAGACTTCAGCCGCTTCATTTATGGGTTTAAAGCTAGAGTTTTTACGGATCGTCCCAGTAGTCCTTTGTAATCCTTCTACTTCTTGATTATATTTACAGGCTAGAAATCTACACCAAACCAGCTTACCATATTTTTCTTTAATATCTGCTTCAGTTTGCCCTTCCGGTAGCTTATCTACATATTCTTTCATCTATACTTTCTCCTTTGACCATAACGCTATGCAAGCAGCATCAGCATAATCTTGCTCAGGGAATATATCTCCCCACTTTTCTATGGCATACTTTTTAATGTCAGGTTTACTCGCATTACCCTTACCAAGTATTACTTTTTTCCAACTCCTATTGTCCACCGGGACTACCGAAATACTTGCCCGATAAAGCGCATACTTTGCACATGCTACAACAGAAGAAATCTGCATGGTAGTTCTTGGGTTTTGTATAAAAATGGCAGCTTCAATAGCCGCTGTGGTTACTTTTATTATACTAGCAAAGTTATATAAACTATCAGTAATGGCAAACATCCGCTTATCAAAATCATCTATTGTGGGTGCAAATTTTTCCATGCGTACTAATGAGCCGTCCCCAGATAAGAGCACAGCGTGTACAGCCTTTGACGAGCAGTCTAACCCTAGGTACATGTTTGCATCCCCCTCTGAGAACGGTTTATATTAAATCTCGACGAACAGTAATAACTCTGCTGACCCCATCATATAAATGAGAGTAAGCATTGTACAAACTTTCCGTTCTATTCAAAGAAGCCTGTGTTTCTATCTGAATCTGCATCTTTTTTTGCATATCTTCGCTATTTGCAATGATTTCTGCTTTTAGCCCTTCCTTTGTGGGTACTTTAGCTTTTGTTTCTTTATACGAACTAATAAGAGAAGCCATCTCCACGTTCATTACTCCGTCAATAGCTGTATCAATAGCTTTAGTTTTAGCTCGTAAAATACCTACCTGATATTCAAGGTAAGCCTTAAAAGCGGAAAATTGCCAAACCAGTCGTTCTAGCGATCCTTTATCCATGTCATGGATGGCTTCAGGATAATATACATCAGATATAGGGTCTGTCGGGTCTTCCAACTTAGGTGTTCCTATAATTGGAATCTCCAACCCTTCTATAAACGTATTTGCTTTTTTCAGTGGCTCACTTGCTGACCACCTGTGTTCCATTTTAGGCATGATTCCCCCTAATCCCAATTTACTCGTTGGCAATCACAATATCTAGGATACTTAGACCCACATTTTTCTGGGGGAGCAACCATATCTATTATAGAGTGTCCTCTCTCTACCTGTGATCGCCAATATCCTTTATCTCTCTTGACTCTAAATGTTTGAATGTCTTGGTCATCTTTATTTTCGTAAGAAATCAACCCAGTATCCGAATCTCTTGCTTCTAAATACATCTGTACTTGGAAAATATGTTCATCTTTGGGTTTACCTTTTAATGCACGAAAACCCTTTGAATTTATAGTCTTTAGTTCTAAGACCGTTAAACCTAAATTAATATGTGTTATAAGAAAGTCAATCCTACCAGTAATTTTAAAGTCACTATCAGTAAACGAGACCGGAACCTCACGAGCCTTTAAGAGATTCATCTTACTTAAATATTTCTCCATGCGATCTTCAAACGTTCCGCCATGTTGTAAGAGTCTGGAAAATTTCCCTGTTAACTTCTTCTTAGGGAGTTTCCCACGGAAACTTGCCCAGTGTAATCGGTCGCAAGGGTTACCAAATGTAGATGCATTAAAGTGCCCCTCCACGGAACCAAACCCCCATGAAGCACATGCATCTTCTAATTCTTCATTAAACCATGAATCTATTTGTGACTTTCGCTCTGGTTGTCCTGATCTAATGCTGTTAATACTTGCCATATCTGCTCCTTTAACTTTTTCTTTGTTGTTGCGTCCACCCTAGACACCTGTTTCACTTCATTTACTGCTTCTCTCAAAATCACTTCTGTCCTTTTGTCATCTGCCTTACGCAGATGCCCTATAGCACCATCACATTCTAACACCATATTTAATTCCGGTATATAGAAATCAGCTACATACTTGGTATGAGGAACATTCCACTGCTGGATAAACCGTATCCCATATCCTTTTAAGATATCCGCAGTTAGTTCTTCCTGCGGGGTAAAATCCTTATGGGACATCTTCCCCAATATCCTCTTTCAACTGTTGAAATAATGGTGGGGTTGATTCCAATAAATCATGTAACCCCTGTGAACCCATTACTTTCTCATCTCGATACGTATACCATGCTCCAGCTTGTTTTATTTTACCTTTAGCTAAGCCTTCACGCATAAATGTTTCAATGAGATCAACTCCCCCTGCTACCTTAAACGGTATGGAAGTCTTCCCCCACTGCTCTTCGCTAAAGCGTCCTTTACGCATTCGGATACCCATATCAAAGCCCAACCTGTTATCCTCTTTATCTTTTATCCATGCTCCTCTACGCAATTCAAGGAAGATGTGGGCAAAGAATACTTGCGCTCTCCCACCGGGGACATTAAGATTTACTTCATACTTATTTGCCCCTAAATCATCCCTAAGTTGGTTTACGACGATGAGAATGGAGCCATGCCGTAGATCATTTATAAGTTTGGGGATAGATTGATTTAGAAACCGTGATTGCCAAGCCATAGGAGTATAAGACGCATCGTTCTCTAAATTATCCTTCGGCATAAGCCCTGCAAGGCTGTCCAACACTACGATGTCCATACCCGCTTGAAGGCACTCTCTGGTAGCATTTATAGCTTCTTCACCATTGTAGGGCTGTAGGACACCAATCTTATCCATCGGAACCCCGCATCTTTCCATCCAGCCGGGGTTCACAGCAAACTCTGTATCCACCCATGCTCCTGCCCCGCCACGTTCAAGAACCTTTCTGGCTATTTGTCCTGCCATATAAGATTTACCTGATCCTGACTCCCCCACTAGCTCTGTGAGGGCTTTCTTTGGAATACCCCCACCAATCAATGTATCTAAGTTGGGGATTCCGGTAGGAATTTTTTCTACCCTAAGGGTTTCATCATCCCCACGTCTGAAATCAAACTTTTTATGATTCATCATAAGTTCCATCTTATCTTCCATGGATAAGACTATGTTTCTACTTTTAGCCATTATTTATTGCTCCTCGTAAGGTTTTCTGTTAAGGTATGCTTCTGCCCAAGCAACACAAACTGCCGCACATTGTATGACTTCTTCAAACATTCCAGCACTTCGTTTTTCGTAAACTTCCCTAGCCACTTCACCCACTTCTTCAGTTAGTATGACTGTCCAACGGTCGTCAGTATTAAAGGTTTGGTCGCCCCATTTCTTATCTTGTCGTTCTCTCTCAGCTAAGATGGCTTCCAATACTTGTGCTCTTGGTAACTCACTACGCATCGGTCTTTGCCTGTATTTCCTCTAACTGCTTATCAGCAACCCTTAGTAACCCTTTGAAGACTCGATCAATCACAGGCCGACACTCTACTATCTGAGCCTCTATATCTTTTTCTGTGTCTAGGTCATGAATCCCTACACTTACCTTTGCTGAGTTATAGTTACCTAAGTTCAAGGTAAACGAAACTTCTTGTGAAACTAACGCCATTATTTACTCCTTTTCTTGGTGGTCTTGTTAACAGGTTTGGTGGTCTTATTAACAGGGGCAGAAACTTTCTTAGGTTCTACACAGATATCTTCACAGATACACTGTTTGATGTTTTCTATTCGGTTTTCCAGTTCCTCTACCGCCCCTATAAGGGTCACAAGTATATTCCCAACCGCATCCCCCGTATTGCCCAATTGGTTCGCTTGTGCTTTCGCACTTTCCGTAATCATAGTTCCCATAATCAGTTCCTTTCTATTTTATCGCATATCTATTGTTTCAGCTACCATTTCGACTTTTTCTACCAGTTTGGTTTTCGTTGCCCATGAGGGATCACATATTTCTGTGTCCACTTCAAGATGCATACCTAAACTGTTGTCCAGAAGTAGTCGCTGTATGGTAGGAATCAAATACATTTCATCCGAATGAATTTCAACTATGATTTCATCGTGAATCTGTACAAGTAGATTACTCTTATACTGACCCAAGAATTTATCAACCTCTATCATTCGTTCCGACAAAATCTCTGCACTAGTTCCCTGTACCAAATAATTTACTGCTTTATATCCCCAGTCTTTCTTAGGGATATGATAAATACGTCCATATTTATTGCGTACCCACCCACGAGTTTGGATGGTACCCACAACTTTATTAAAGAATTCTCTTGACCCCTTCATATTCTCAAAATACTGTTTCTTGTATTTAGCGGCTTCAGTAGGCGAAACCCCCATCTCATGCCCTAGTTTATCTTTACCTATACCATAAATAACACCGAATGTAATGCTTTTGGCTGCTTGCCGATAAAACTCCCAGTCCGGATGATCTTCTTTGATATTGAATGCAATTTTAGCTGTCTCAGAGTGAAAGTCTATACCACCCTTTTCCATCATAGCAAGCATCTCAGGTTGTCCTACGTACAATAAAAACATACGTACTTCCATTT